AAACAACAACCAGTTTATCGTTATCTGAAGGAGAGAAAAGCAGTGGTGTTGCTGATCTCTTGCGCTTGAGTCTAAACGATCCTGCTCTTTTAAACATCCTGGAACAAATTTATACCAGGCAGGAGCTTGAAGTTCATGTACCGGAACCTGTTGCTGCGCCGCTTTCTTGTTTGAAATCAGTGTTAGAAACTTGTGACCGTTTCATTGATTCAGGAAATCTAATAATCAATGAGGTATCCAAAATCCCTTTAGTGGTTTCATCATATGCTGTTCGTTCCACTATTGAGGTTTTAAGTTCTTGTGTAAGAGCCGGAGTTCATTACATTACAAATACCACTAATTGCAATGAGAGAAATGTTGAACCCGTGGCTCTGAGTGAGGAAGAAGACAATGATGTGTTTCCAATTAAGAAAATTGAAGCAATGTTGGATCTTCAAAAGATCGTAGCTGTTGGGAAGTTAGATGACGTGAAAGAAATAGATCAAGTTAATGAGATTGTTAATGAAATTAAGAAAATTGATGAAGTATCGAAAAATGTTAATGACAATGTGCTTAAATCTAGATTAGAGTCTGTTAATTTAGATGATTTTTCGAATGATCAATTTGTGAATTACACCATGAAACTATATGAGAACCCTGCTGAATTCATAACAACTTATGTCAACCGTTCATCTTTAGAAAATAATGTTTATGAAGAAGTAGTAACCCTACATAAACCCACAGTCGATAAATTGATCATGAAAATGACGAATTTCTACTTAAATATTGCTGAGAGAATTCGCATTTCTACGAATTTTAAGATCTCCCGACCATTAAGGAAATATTTTGTTGCTAAATTCATGATGACCAAAATCCTCAATGAATTGTCTGAGTATGAATCCAAAGGATATCATGTCAATGCTCAAACAATTAGACCAACTGCTGCTTATGTTGCTACAAAATTGGTCTCTACCAAGAACTGTATTCCATTGCTTAATCCCATTCAAGATATTTCTAATGAAGAATATCAATGTGCTTTTGAGAAAGTCTATGGGTGGGTTGGAATGGTTTATAAATGGCTTGGATACCGCCCTTTTATGTCCGCTACTGCGGAGTTAGACATCTAAACTCATATTTGCGTTCTATTAATGCTGCCCAGACATTGATAGATAGAAACATCAAATCTGGACACTCAGTAAGACACCAATATTATTATTCAAAATCAAGTTCAATAAATAATTTTGATTGGGTGTTGGAGGAAAAATGTGCCGATTCAAGTGATCCAATTGAAGTGAATTTACCAGTTCGTCAATGTCATAGAACTCGAGATGAATTTGAACAAATGAAGATAAAACAAATTCATACTTTCTGTAAGCATAGAGATGACATGACTTATGCGGCTTCGTTGGGTCCTACAGGATCTTCTGCACCATTTTGTACTAATCCTCATGATAATACTGAGTTGAAGTGTGGGTTTAGGAAAAGACTTATTCCCGAGATGCCAGTAGTGGATCAAGAAGTCGTCAAAGACTTCAAGAAGTTTGTTACTAAGTTTCTGAACACTAATTTCAAACCTCTACCATTTAAGACTAAAGAAAAAGAGAATAATGATTTTAATCATTGGATTGAGAATCAGGATCATTATCCTCAAACTAGAAAGGACTCATTGAGAGAGGCATTTGAGTCCTTAAAAACTCAAGGTCTTGAGAACAAAGATTATCACATCAAATCTTTCATTAAACGAGAATTTTATGAGGATGTGAAATTTTGTAGATTCATCAATGCTCGATCAGATAGATTCTTGAGCAGAGTGGCTTCATTTATACATGATATTGAAGATCAAGTTTATCGGTTGAAATATTTTGTCAAACATAAAGATATAACACAAATACCCCATTTATTGGCTAAATTAGATAAATATAAATTAAAATTGGAAACAGATTATTCAAGTTTTGAATCAGGATTTAATCCTTTTATTACTGATGCCTGTGAATGTGAGCTGTTCCGATTTTTCTTGCAAAACAATGAGGATTGTTTGCATGATGTGTTGGGTTGTTATTACCAAATAGTTAATGGAAAGATTATACCTAGGATTGATTTGTTAAAGAATAAAGAATTTTTTGCATTTGTACAAGGTTCTAGAATGTCTGGAGATTTGTGGACTTCCTTGGGAAACGGATTCACAAATTTAATGATAATGTTATTTTATGCGGAAAAGTATCACTTCAAGTTTGAAGGAATGGTTGAAGGTGACGATGGCATTTTCGGTATGGATCAAGAATACATGAAAGAAAAATACTATACCGATTTAGGATTTAAAATCAAAATGCAATACGTCACCAATTTGTGTGATACATGTTTTTGTGGAAATTTATTTGATTCTCATGATCTAAATCTGATAATATCACCTGAACATTTGAATCGCATTTTCTGGACATGTAATGCTCAGTATTTACACGCAAAGTCAAAGTTGAAAGAAAAATTATTGCGTGCAAAAGCTATGAGCATGAGTATCTTAGGTAAAAATACTCCAATAATATTTAAATTGTGTTATAAGATTTTATCATTGCTGGGTTCTGGTTCAGTAATTGAGCATGATTGGTGGTCACGTTTAAAACTCCGATCATATGTAGCCATGCGTCCTGATGCAGTCATACCTATGTCATCAAGATTGCTTTATAATCAACACTTTGGTATTCCCATCGATGTGCAATTGTTAATTGAAAATACCATAATGAGTGCTAAAACAATTCCAGAGTTGGAATTAGCAATGCAATTTGCCAAGTCCAATTGGTTAAATGTTGATTACGTTCTTCCCAGAAATGTTTTAAAATAAATTGAAACAAAATTAAATAATGTCTATATTTCCAACCGAATTAATCAAATGCACTTCCGAATCTGGTCGTGCTTATGTTATCAAATCATTGCATCCTTCTTCTGTACAACCAGACTTTGAAGGAATTCCTGGTGGTTCATCCACCCCAATCGTGTTATGTGAATTTCAAAATAACATGACAATTTCTC